CTATTGCTCACAGGCAAAATACAATTGATGGTGCCGCTCCACAAGTTTCTGTAGCTACTTAATCTAAAGCTACAATTGCTGAAATGCATAAATACCGTAGGCTCTCTTGCACTCTACTAAAAACTAATATATAAATAATCCACTATACATTTAATTAGAATACTGACGCGTATAGTCGACGGCCTAGAGACAGTATTCGGAAAACTAGGAGGATAACATGGCAAGAACAACCTTTTCGGGACCGATAAAATCGGGAACGATTCAATACACTACAGGTACTACACTTGGAACAGACAGAGCTAATGTTGGTTTTACGGCAGTGTCAAAAATGGCACCAACTTTAATCAACTACAATGACACTACAGCTACTGCTACTGGCCTAATCATTCCAGCGTACTCACAAATAATTGGTATTTCAATTTTTGTTGAAACACTTTGGAATAATTCAAGTACATCAACTTTAGCTTTAGGTGATGGAGCAGATAATGCTACTGACATCGCAGCAGCTCATAACATTGCAGCTAGTGCAGTTGGACCATTAAGAATGCTACAATCAGCTACTGAGAGATGGAAAGTTGGAGCAACTGACATAGAGTTATATGCAATTGTTGTAACTAACTCAGCAGACGCTGGTACTGCAAGAATCGAAGCTACGTACTTACAAGACTACTGGAACGATTCAGCTAGACCTGTATAATAAATAATTGAATGTGGGCCTTCGGGCCCGCATAAATTTTAAGGAGAAAAATATGAGTATATACGCAGGATCATCAATTGATGGTGTAGCAACTAACGTCACTACGGAAACTAAAACTGTTCAGTCTGGAAGAACTAGAGTATATGGAGTTCATGTATCTGGTCCTAATGTAGCTGGAGTATTAGAGTTTAAAGATGGTGGAGCAACTGGAACATCAAAAATAAAATTAAATAAGGCTGCTCATGTTCATGACATGACAATTAATTTTCCTACACCAATTTTATTTAAAACAGATGTTTATTCTACTTTTACAACGGAACAAATTACTGCCATCACTGTTTTTCATAGCGGCGGAGCTAATTCGTAGGAGTCTAAATGGCCAACGTTACTTCAGGCACTACAACGTTTGATAAAACGTTTAAGATAGATGAGATAATTGAAGAGTCTTATAATAGACTCGGTCAATTTGACATGAGCGGTTATAATCTAAAAACTGCCCGAAGATCGTTAAACATAATGTTTCAAGAATGGGGTAACCGAGGTCTTCATTTTTGGGAAGTAGCAAATACTAATATCACTTTAGTTAATAATCAAAACGAATATAAAATTTTTAGAGCTACGTCTGACGGAAACTCCAATGGAGTAACTACTACTTTAACTGCTGCTATTTCATCTACAAGCGCAACCACTGGAATTACAATTGCTTCTAAAGATCGTATGCCTGACACAGGCACAATAAATGTAGGATCAGAAAATATTTCTTACACTGGATTTAGTTCTTTAGAGCTAACAGGAGTTACAAGAGGAGTAAACGGAACAACTGCAGCGACTCACTCTAATGGAGATGCTGTCACTAATTTTGTTAATCAAGCTACAGAAATTTTAGAAATGTCTTATAGAAATTCTTCTAATGTAGATTCTCCGTTAGAAAAAATTAATAGATCACAGTTTCAAGCTCTTTCAAATAAATCAGCAACAGGACAACCTTCACAATATTTTGTGCAAAGATTTATAGATCATATTTTAATAACTTTATATTTAACACCGGGTTCATCGGAAAATGGAAATGCAATAAATTTTTATTATGAAAAAAGAATACAAGATGCAGGTGATTATACAAATGCAACAGATGTTCCTTACAGATTTGTACCTTGCATGGTTGCTGGATTAACGTATTATCTATCTATGAAATATGCGCAACCAAGAATACAAGAAATGAAATTAATTTATGAGGATGAATTGGCTAGAGCTCTAGAAGAAGATGGTTCTTCAGCTAGTGTTTACATTTCACCTAAAACCTACTATCCGAGTTTATAATTATGGGAAATTTATCAAAAGGCAGATACGCATTATTTATTTCAGACAGATCTGGATTAGCATATCCATACACTGAAATGGTTAAAGAATGGAATGGAGCAAGAGTACATACTTCAGAGTATGAACCTAAACAACCACAACTTGAACCAAAACCATACACAGCTGATCCACAAGGATTACCTCATCCAAGACCAGCAAGAACAGAATTTCCAACTACAGATTTTTTACCAAAAAATCCTTTTACAATGACTAATGCATCTACTCAAGTTTCCGTAGATTTTCCTTTTAGTGATTATAAAACAGGAGACTTTGTAAGATTTTATGATGTTAAATCTCCTGTAGGTGGAGTTTCAATTTCTACTTTACAATTAGAAACAACTTTAAATGGGGATATTACTGCAACAGATATTTCTATAACTTTAACAGACTCGTCCGCGTTTCCAAGTCAAGGATACATTGTGATTGAAAAAATAAATGTAGTTTCAGGTTTGTTTGAAAATGAAACTATTTATTACAATGGTAATTCAGCAAACGTTTTATCGAATTGTGTTCGAGGAACAGCTGCTCCTTTCAGAGGACAGACTCCCAAAAACACACCCGCAAGTGCACACTCAAGCGGAGCAAAAGTCTACGGAGCTTATTCCGTGACCATGGTTCCAACAGTAGTTCCACAAGCGGGTCAACCTTCAACGGTTACACAAAATAATAGTTTTACTTTTAACTTAATAAGTGCTGCAAGCAGCACAGAAACAGGAGGCGGGTTCCAATGTTTAGCTGGACCTGTTAATGATAGAGCATGACATACACAGAACTAAAACAAAAAATTAAAGATTATACTGAAGTATCTAGTAATGTTTTTACAGATACTATTTTAAATGGATTCATTAATGATGCTGAACTTAGAATTTTAAGAGAAGTAGATTCTGATAATAACAGAAAATATGCAACAGCTGCTTTAGTTCTTAATACTAGATTTATTGATACTCCTTCTGATTTATTAATCGTAAGATCTGCTCAAATCGTAGATTCAGACGGCACGGCTTCTGCAGATAACAGAGATTTTCTTCAATATCGAGATACTAATTTTATGGCTGAATATAACCCTAAAGGAGAGACAGGTGTTCCAAAATATTACAGTTATTGGGATGAGGATACTTTAGTATTTGCCCCAACCCCTGATGCTACTTACACAATCCAGTTAAATTATATCTTGAAAACTTTGGGATTATCTAGTACAACTCCAACTACATACCTAAGTCAAAAATTTCCCAATGGCTTATTGTATGCTTGCCTAGTAGAGGCTTACGGTTTCTTAAAAGGACCCGTTGACATGCTCCAGTTATATGATAAAAAATACACAGAGGCAGTCAAAGGATTCTCAATAGAACAAATGGGAAGACGAAGACGGGATGAATACCAAGCAGGTGTTCCTCGAATAGGAAAACAATAAGGAGAAAACTATGGCCATAACGCAAGCAATTTGTAATTCATTTAAAAAAGAACTTTTAGATGGAGACATGAGTTTTAAACAAACTGGTGGTGATACGTTCAAAATAGCTCTTTACTCTTCAACAGCAACTCTAAACTCAGCAACAGTCGGTTACAGTGCTTCATCTGAAGTTTCTAACTCTGGACAATACACAGCTGGCGGTGGAGCTCTTGTTAATCTGGGAACATCAATGACTGCAGGAGTAGCGAGATGCGACTTCGCAGACAGATCTTTTACTGGAGTAACATTAACAGCTAGAGGTGCTTTAATTTATAACACAACAATGGGAGCAGGCAGTGGAACTACTGATGCAGTTTGTGTTTTAGATTTTGGAGCAGATAAAACAGCTACTTCAGGAACTTTCACAATTCAGTTTCCAGCGCCAACGTCAACAGCAGCGATATTAAGAATATCGGGCTAATAGGAGGTAAACTCCTATGGCGAGTAAAATTTATACAGTAACCGTTGCTACCGGTAGTTCATACGGCGGTGGTACAGGTAATGTATACTTCTTAGACGGCGTTCGAAATGCGACTGGGCCAGGTACAGTAGATTGGGTTGCGGGTGCAACAATTCGTTTTGATCAAAACAACTCTACAAATGATAATCACCCTTTAATTTTTTCAACCAACACAAGTACGTCTGGAATAATTTCTGCGAATGTAACTTATTATCTCGACGGATCTAGTAATCAAGCTAACTACACTAATACAGCTACATTTAATTCAGCAACTACTCGATACGTTGAAATAACACCATCAAGTCAAACAGATTTTTATTATCTATGTTATGTGCATGGTATAGGTATGGGTGGAGTCATGAATATGACTCAAGATACTTGGAGTGCATTAGCATGGAATGATGGTCAATGGGGTGACCAAGATAATATAACTTTAAAACTTTCTGGTTTTCCTTTACCAATGGCTTTAGGTGATGAAGCATCTACTCCTGACACAGGATGGAGTTCTCACTCATGGGGAGATAACTCATGGGGTAATAATTTAAATTATATTTTTCCAACAGGTCAGCTATTAACTTCAAATTTAGGAACTTTAGATGCTGTCTTTCCTAGTTCTGGATGGGGCGGAGAGTCTTGGAGTGAAGGTCAATGGGGATCAGTTGGTACAGGAAACCAAGTAGTAACTGGATTTGCTTTAACCGCAAATTTAGGTTCTGTGGACCAAACATCAAGCACTGGTTGGGGTAGAGATACTTGGGGATCAAAAATATGGAATGGGTTTGCAGATGTCATTCTTACAGGTCAAGAAATGGCCATGTCTTTTGATAATAATCTTTTAATTAATACAGAAATTAATGGCGGTTGGGGTGGATTAACTTGGGGCGCTACTGGTTGGGGTGCATTTGGTGATGCTTTTGTTTCAGGCGTTAGTGCTACATTAACTACTGGAACTCCTACAATTGATAATGAAATTAACACTGGTTGGGGATCTGACGGCTGGGGTGTTGAAGGATGGGGAGAATCTATTCAAACAGTTTCAGTTTCAGGTCAAACTATGACTGCATTCGAAGGCAGTGCAGGGTTAGCTTTTGATGGTGATTCTAATTTAACTCTTACTGGAAACCCTTTAACTATTACGCAAGGCGATGAATCTGTAAATATTAAAGTAGGTCCAATTGTAACTGGTTTACCAATGGGTATTACTTTAGGTTTTGATCAAGCAGTTATCCCTGCATCAGGATATGCAATGACTGCTGCTTTAGGAACAGCAATTGGAGACAATATTACATTTGCAGAAGTTTCTGCTAAATCTAAATCAACATGGGGTAATTCTAATTGGGGATTCGGAGTTTATGGTAATCAACCAATAACTACCTTAGCAATGGCTATGTCAGAAAACTTCTCTGGCGTTGATCCTGCACCAGATGCAGAAGTTACTGGTCAATCAATGGCTATAAATTTATCTGCTATTAGTAATTTTGTTATTAGAGGCGATGCAAATATAGCTCCATTAGCGGCTATGGGTTGGGGTGATGGAACTTGGAGCGAATCTACTTGGGGTGATGGTTTATATCGACCAGATACTGATGATATTTTCCCAATGACTATGTCATTAGGAACGGCTACTTTAGATGCAAATACCATACCTACTGTTACAGGATTAACTAACTTATTTACTGCGGTTGGAAATGTTACAGAAATAAGTGGAGATGCAAATGTAATACCAACAGGATTTGGGTTGACATTTAGCTTGGGAACAGCTACAAATGTACTGATTTGGAACGAAGTTAATACTGGCACAGCACCAGTTGACCCACCAGGATGGCAGGAAGTTTCAACTAACGCTGCATAATTATAGTTTGACACTATATAAATTATTTAATAAAATAAGAAAATCGGAGAATAAATTATGGCAAACTCTACATCAGCTAGTTTAAAACTTACAGTCCAAGCAACTGGAGAAA